TTTCCCAAGAGCTGGTCCAATCCGTTGCATCTACGAAATTCGTGTCAAAATCTGACTGAGTTTTGAAATCCGCAATCGTTGTTTGTTTCGTTTTTCGTTCTTCATCCGCTTCATCTGGATTCCCAATTTCAAGAACATTCTGCCCAGCTATTCCAAAGAAACCTGATTCAGCAGTGGGTGTGATTTTAATTGTTGGAAAGATTGGCAATGTCCCATTATTATTGATTAATACCGAAACTGAGTTATCGGAATTTTCTATGATGGTTCCATTTTCCTGTCCTGAGTTATCATTATTTAACGTTTTTGTATCGACTGATTCTGCATAACCTTTAGGTACTAAAAATGTAAGAGTGCCGGTAGTCTGCTCGAAAGATTGTTCGCCATCAGGTACAACGTACCAGACTTTATTTGGTTCATCGTTAAAAATTAATGGAACAGGTTCCTTAACATTTAGATATTTAGCAAGAAGTTCTTTGTTGGCATTTATCTCATCAAAAAATGTGCCATTAACTTCATAATCAAATGAAATTGTTTTAGTCCCTAATGCATTATAAAGAAACTCTGAACCTTGAAGTCTAGGACTAGTAGTATTGCTCCAATTTGAACCGATATTTCGTTTTATATTAGTGACGGAGTAAAACAATTTTGATATGTCAATTCCGTCAAGTGTTATTTTCATTGTTTTATTCACGGATTATGACCTCCAATCAGAGTTTGAATAAGAGTGTCTTTCTCTTGATTCTCAGAAATTAATTTTGTTAGTGTTTTAGCAGCATCCTTTTTATCAAAAACAGAAACTGATGGACGATTTGCTAAAGATTGAATTGCTTTAATTAATGACTCGTTATTACTTCCTGACATTAATTTAAGTAACTCAATAATGGTATTAAGTTGACTACTATTATCAACAACTGGAGTATTCAGTACTAATTGCTGTTGAACTGCTCGCATATCTCTAAATATTTTTGCATTAGCTGGAATACCACCAGTCCCATCGGCATATTTAGGGATAAGTTGAGCTGTTTTGCTAGCTTTTAAAATTTTTGTTCCTTTAGGCAGTGGCATTGTCACATCTCGTCCTTCTGGAATAAAACTTACTCCATTAGGCAAACTGATCAATTCCTTATAAGTTGGCCCTTTTTGGTCATTAACCGTAGCAAGTCCGCCTGGATGGTATGGTGTACCTTGGGCATTGTTTGTTTTATTTATGATTAAATCAATTGTTTTAGAGACTTTATTATTTAAAAATGAGTCTTGAACATCCTGCGCTGGTTTAGAATTCGCATTTAAATCTACTGTTTTCCCAAGGAAATTGTTTTGTATCCATGAATTAGCTGAATTAACACCACTTGCCGTTTGGTTGCTTGCTAATAATTTTTTTGCATCTGCAGGCAAATTATTCCATTGCAGAATTGCATTAGTAGCCCCTTCTTTTTTAGCTAGTACATCGAAGTTATTAGCAAGCATTTTCTTAACATTCTCAGGCATGGCATCCCAAGCTTTTAATGCACTCGCAGCTGCTCCTTTTTTGTTTTGAAAATCTGCATCATTACCAAGAAGTTTTTTAACATTTTCTGGCATAGAGTTCCATGAGTTTAATGCTCCGGTAGCATTTCCTTTTTTACTCAAAAAGTCGGTATCATCACCTAATAATTTTTTAGTTTGAGCAGGAAGTGTATTCCAACCAGTTAAAGCTTGTTGGGCCGTTTCTTTGTTTTGTAAGAAATCTTTATTATCACCAAGAATTTTCTTAACAGAATCTGGCATTTCATTCCAAATTTTCATGTTTTGTCTACTGTCAGCAATGGCAAGCAGTCCTTGTTGATTGTTGACAACCAAATTCTTTTGTTCAGGAGAAAGCTGGTCCCATTGCCCACTTGCAATTAAAGCTTCTGCGACTGTAAATCTGGCATTAGTTGTTAAATTAGCGTTCTTCAAGATGAACTGCATATTATCCCAACCTTCTTTAGATTTAACTGCTTCAGCAATTACTTCAGGAGCGTTAGTTTTTATTTCCCCAGTTTTAGGATCAAATATAATACTATTCCATGCATCGTTTGCTTTTTTGGAATCATCTGACATCCCTGTGGTATATTTTGCTAGAAGTTTACCATTATCGCCTAACTTCTTGCTGGCATCACCAGCTTTAGCTAAAGCCTCATCGAATGATTCGCCATATAGTCCCATTTCTGCTTCTGCATTTTCACGCCATTCTTTATAACCAGCTTCCCCTAATTTAAGATTACCTCTGATTACATCCTCAGCTTTAGCGACAGCTACTCCATATTTGCTTAATTTGTCAACACGTTCTTGTTCTGCAGCAGCCATATTTTCGTTATAGGTATCTTGAGTGATAGTGTGACCATCAAGCAATTTTTTCTGGTCTGCGGCTTGTTGATCATATTCTTTATTCGCTTGTTCTCTCATCCCTCGCATATCATTGATAACTTGCTGAGCTTGAGATTTAGACATGTTATTGAACTCACCATTGAGAGCCCTCATTAGGGTATTCTTTTTATCACCCGTTATTTTAAGTGCATCAGCTTCTGATTCGAAAATAACTTTCATGTTAGAGCTTACACGAGCTTGCTCATCAACTGTCAATGCTCTATTTTTTTCGTCGCGTTTATTGGCATTAATGTAAACTTGAGAAATATCATTTGCAGCAGCTTCTACAACAGACTTAGCACTTTCACCCCTTTTTTTCATTTCAGCAATTTGCTCAGCAGTATAGCCCGTTCGTTTCATTGCTTCTTCAAGTTCTTTTGTAGATTTGTCAATATCACCCTTAGTACCTTCGGAAAGTGAATTGATAGCATCTTTAACTTTTTGGGCTGAATTCTGGCTTCCTGTACCGAACTCTTCCATCGCAACCTTGGCTTTGTCAATCCTATCTCTAAAATCATCTATTTTATCAACAGTTTCTTTTGGTACTTCAACTTGACCAAAGAATTTAACTCTGTCTTTCGCGTCATCTACAGCTTTACTTACACCGACAATTAATCCCGCTAGACCAGCTACACCTAATGCACCTACAGCCACTGGACTTAAACCAGCTAATATTGGAGAGATTCCAGCTAAGGAAGCAGATAGTCCCCCTCCCCCAGCTATCGCAGCGGTTGCCCCTCCTGCTTCTGTAGCAATCCCTCTAAGTGCGAGTTCGCCTGCCCCTTTTGCTCCAATTCTAGCCAAACTGCCAGTAACTCCAGAAACAATACTTGTTAATCCACTCAAAGCTTTCGCTGTTGGAGCAACTGCTGCTGCTGCAATTGCCATTTTAATGATGAATTGTTGAGTTTCTGGGCTTAATTTTGAAAATGAGCCTGCTAGATTATCTATTTCTTTAACAACTGGAATGATTGAAGGTAAGAGTTTTTGACCTAAATCAATGGATAACACTTCCAAAGTCGCTTTAGCTTTATTAAAAGCATTCTTATCAGAATTGTTCATTTGGTCTGCGAGCTTTTTAGTATAACCAGTCGCATTTTGAGTTTCTTTGGTTAAGTTGCGTAATGCATTACCACCTTGGTCAATCAAGATATTCATTCCTGTTTGAGCTTCTGTACCAAATGCTTTAGCAATTAATGAACTCTTTTCAGCTTGGGTCATTCCTTCTGTTGATTTCTTGATGGTATCAAGCATATCAGGCAAACCGATATTCCCTTTCTTCCACTCTTCCAAATTTATCCCTAGTTCTTCAAAAGCTGCCGAAGATTGTTTGGTGGGTTTTAGCAAGCGAGATAGAGCGCCACGCAAAGATGTACCAGCTTTTTCACCTTCGATACCATTATTTGAAAGTAAACCAATTGCAGATGAAGTTTCTTCTAGGCTCATCCCCAATGAATTGGCAACTGGTCCTACATATTCCATTGCCACACCCATGTCTTCAAAACCTGCAGAGGTTTTATTAGCTACAAATGTCAAGCTATCCGTTACTCGTTGGGTATTTTTCATCATGGATGCTGTATCTTCAGTTTTTAAACCGAACTGTTCAAGAATGGCAGTCGATGCGGACATTACTGTTCCGAAATCTTCCCCTGAAGCTCTTGAGGCATCTAATACTGCTGGCATAGCCCCAACAGTTTGATTAAAATCATAACCACGCTTTATCATTTCTTCCATACCTTCATTAATGGAAGATGTATCAATACCGTATTGTCTAGCCCATTGTTTAGACTTGCTGGATAAGACATCCATATTTTGAGCTAATTGCTTTGGTGAAGTATCATCAGCTAGCAGTGCTTGAATTTCAGTCATCTTACCATTGAAATTGGTTGCTGCTTGAATTCCTTTCGCAAAAGCAGCTGTAATACCTACTGTGACTGGTGCAGTTTTTCTGGAAACTGTGTCTAGCCCTCCACTTATCTTTTCAAAACCAGATGATAGTTTAGGCAAAATAGAAGTTTGTTTATATTGTTCAATTGCTGCATTTTTTAATTGGGCTTGATATTGTGCTAATTGGGCATTTGCACGAGAGATTTGATTGGCATAGTTCTGTGTACTAGAAGTTGCTTTTCCATCTACTAGTGAGCCTGAATATGATTTTTTCAATAAATCAAGCTGTTCTTTTTGCTTAGCAATTGATTTATTCAAAACTTCCATTGGGCTTCTAACTCCATCAACACCTTTACCAAATGTTGAAAATGAGGTTTGAGAAGTTTTTAAATCATTTTTTAAGGCAGCTAATTGCTTGTTAACGCCAGTAATGCCTTTTGAAAAGCTGGAATCATCAAACCCCATTTCAATTATCATTTTCCCTAAAGGTGTATCTGCCATTGCTTTCTCCTTGAACTTTTATTGTTAATTCAAGGATAAACAAAAAACGCCCTTAAAAAGTAGCGTTTTTATATTAGTTATCCATTAAAAACTTGTCGTTCCATAGTTACTAGAATCTCACCGTGACTATTTCCCGTCATTATACCTTCTTGCCGCCATGTGTTTTCCACCATAGATACTACTTTCCAGCCTTGTCTAGCGAATGCGTTTAACATTTCTTCCATAGATTTTGTTTTTGTATCTCCAATAATCATACGATCACGAAACTTCAATACCTTATATTCAAACTTAGGAAGATTGGTGTAAAATTCTTTAATTCTTTCGTTTTGTATATCTTTATCTTTTTTGGATATTTCTATTTTTGTTAATTCTTGTAGAGCATTTCTTTGGCCCTGTAACTCTTCTAAATCTATATCTACATCTTTTAAAAAATCTATAAAATTAATCTGAGAATGCAAAAGAAAATTATAACTTAAAAGTTTATTTACTATTTCTTTAACTCCTTCTGGAGTTATGTCTATAGCAATTACATTTTTACTATTTTCTATGAATTTGTTGTATAACTCTTTGTCTGCAAATATCGGTTTTTTTATATTAATTGCAGTCTCTTTAACCTCATCAAAAAAATATCTAATTTCCATATCATACTCCAGTATTTTTTTATTTAATTATATCTTTTTTCTCAGTAAAAAAACAGCTTCTAAGAGCCGTTTTTATAATTTATTCATGAAGTCACCAAGGGACATTACCTCAGTTTCTTCTTCAACCAAACTTGCTTCTGAATCATCGTCATTAGAATTGATCACTCCGACAATAGTCTCAAAGTCATTATCTAAAATGTCTGAAACGGTAAATCCAGTATTGACAACTAACTGCTTAATGAAGTTTAAGAAACTTTCCTTAGCTTCTTTAGCAGTTATGGTTCTTTTTTTTCGTCACTTTCCTCGTTTCCCAAAACAACAGAAATCAAATGTGAGATAGTCGCGTCTAATTCCCATGGGTCTAGTCCTTTCAAAACTTGTTCTTTCGTAAGTTTATCATCTGGGAAAAGACTGGCAATATATTCAAGTCTCAAAGCAATAATTTCTACATTATTAAGTGATTCTTTCTCGATTTTCTCTTGAATATTCCAAAAATCAAGATACTTCTGACCAGTGATATGATTTTGCTTATAAGTGACATCCCCACCCTTTTGGTGGAGAGTGATTTCTAACTTAGCCATTTCTTACCTTTCAAAGTTTTGCGCCCCTACGGTCGCTTGACCGACTACGGGGTCACTAGGGAGTAGTTGTCATACTTAAAGCGGCACGTACTTTATCCTGCGCAGCTGTATCAGTTCCTGCATATTTCTTGAAGAAATCTCCGTTATCTGCTGAACCAACTGAGTAGGAAAGAGTATCTGGTTTAATTTCTTCTGCCTTCCCTTGAGTTGTAGCAATTTCAACTCCATCATAAGAGAAAACTCCAGTTAGGAATCCAAGCAAGAAATTATTGCCACGGATATCATAATCTTCGATCAAAATCGAACAGTCAGGCGCCTGTGTTTCACTGCCTGCTGTGATGATTTCATCTTCATCAATTGCATAGCCAAGAATTGCTGACTGTACTTTATCAGGAATATCAATGATGTCAAAATCAATCTTACCATCACCAACACCTTTACCTGAGATGTGGTAAACACCATTTGAACCCCAAGTTTTTACTGGATCAACTGCAAGACCTGAAATTTTAGCACTTGAAGTTGCCCCTTTATCTTTTTTACCTTCCACAACAAATAAATTTGTGTCAAGTGTAGCTGGCTTACCATCCAAAATTCGAATGGTTAATTTTTTAAATCCAACTGTAGCTGTACCCATTTTTTTCTCCTTTATTAATAATCATCATATAATTGGCTATTGCCTTGATAAAATCTTGCATCCACATATCTCTTAGTAGTTGAGAAATACTCATCTAAACCACCTGACATTTGGTAGAAACCTTTAGTTTTAAGGATTTGTTCAACTTTCCTTTGAAGTTTTTTTGGAACATCACGCTGAATTGCTTCAATACTCACTTGGAAGATGAAGTGTTTTGATAATGAATCATTACTCGCAAATCCCACTGATTCAGGAGGACCAGAAGGAATAATAGTAATGCTCGTTTTATCTTTTGGAAGCTCATCATAGCGAACATAACTCTTAAAACCTTCGTTTTGTTGAATTTCTTGAATTTCCGAATCAGTTGCTAACTCTTCCATTAATTCGTTAAGCATATCTTTCATTCAATTAACTCCTTTAGATTTCTTTGAGCTGATTCTACAAACTTACTCCCTTGTGCATTTGAAAATTTCTGTAAAGCACCAAAGCTTTTATATCGATAGCTTCTACCATTCCTAGTAAATCCATTATTTTCTAAATGAACTAATCTCCAATGCTTTCCACTATTACCAATCTTAATTATTGGAAATCCTGAAGCTCTTGAAACATTCCCTCGAACAACCCCAGCGACCGTATCTCCACTATCAGCGAATCCTTGAAGAGCACTTTTCAAATCAACAACAGCCTCATCTGCTGCTTTTCCAAGAGCTTTACCTTCGATTGTTCTTACACGAGTTTCACTAAACTTTTCTCTTAGTTTTGCTTCAATTTCTTCAAACCCTTTGATTGTCATTGAACTACTCATTAAGATTCGTCCCTCCTAGAATTATTTTCAAGAAAGTTCGGTCATGAAAGTCAGGCTGAATGTCTACTATTCCCCAAACCTGACCTGAATATCTAGGATCATCAATAATAACCTTGTCATCATTTTTAGGTTGATAACTCGTTAAGGGATCGCGAATTTTTATCGTTGCTCCATTCTTAACATTTTGGCTTCCTAAAATACTCAAATCTTTGTTGCTTGGGCTATACACATCCGCAAGTGTTTTAAACTTTTCAATCAGTTCTCCACCTCTTCCATCAAAAGAGGTATCAGGGCCTACTCGTTTAAAAGTAACTGAAGTTCGCATCGTTCCATTGTTCGTTCGGTTAGAAGATTGAAGGACTTTCTGCGATTTTATCATCACTTTCCTCGCTTTCTTCAGGTTGATTAGCTAGAAAAACGTCACGAATATTTTGAGCATAGTTCTCTTTGAACTCATCAAGTGCATCATTGTAAGTATAACGTGAACGCTCATAGATTAACTCCTCAACTTCGGGGTCAGTCGCATCAGATACACCAACCAACCGAAGAATCGAAGTGTAAGAGGCAATGAGCATTTTTGTTAAATTGGCGATTTCATCAGGGTCTTCAGTATTTATCCGCATCCTTTGTTTAAAAGATTTTAGATTACTGCTAGCCCATGTTTCCGCATCGCTCATTGTTTCTCCTCTCTATTTTTTCATTGTCATTTCAACAACACTTGACCACTCAGAACCATAGCCATTTACATTCAAGTACTCAGCTTTTTCGGTTTCGTTTGCACCTACACCAACTTCATCGAACGCTTGAATCCAATAGCGAAGCACATCACCTGGTTGATGAGGTTGCAAATTGGAAGGTGTAAAGCGATAATTTGGATTCTCTGTATAATACATGAAAATAGCTTTATGAGGATCAGTTTCATTGACTGGTGAAGCGTGAACCACGTAAGCTTTTGTCTCACCAGTAGAATCCACATCCCAAGTTAAGTCAACTGCTCCTGTGCTATCTTCATTTCCTGCAACCCCTTGCGGTACAAGGGGGCGATTAGGGTGTAGTTGTCAAAGTTACGAGTTTTGCAGTATTGTTATCGTAAGCTTTCCCGTAGTAGAAAGATTTAACTGTATAGAGTTGTAAATCTTCAATTGCTAAAGTTTGGTCAAATTCTCCCATTTTAGTGCCGCCCATATAAGCCCAATAGCGGTTAGCTGCAAAGATTACTGCTTTCCCTGTTGGCACTGCTACTGATTGAACAATTTCAACACCAAATGGAAGCACTGCTACCCATTGACCGTTTTGAGTTAGATACATAAATTTAGCTAATGTACCGTAATAATCATCAGGATTAACAAGTAATTTCACTTGACCAGAAATATTTACAGATACTCCTTTAGCATTTTTAGCAAGTTTTTGCATCAAAGGTGCAATCTTTGTTGCTGCTGTATCAGGTTTCAAATCTGACAAATCGCCCTCTACTGCTTTATCTGGATAAGTTGTTTTTCCGTTTGATACAGAACCTTTTTCAAGGTCTTTCATCAAACCAATCGGTTGATTGTCACCATCACCCACAACAAGAGCAGTTTCAAGTGCAAGAGCCATCGCTTCAGACATTTGAATGACAATGAAAGTTTTTAACCAGTCATAACCATTTTCAAGAGCATCTTTAGGAATAGCAAGAAAGGCTGTCAATTTACTTTGAGAGAAATCAACTTCTTTGAAAGTTTGGCTCAATTGGCCTTTAATATCTCCGAAGATTTCACCCCATTTTGCTACTCCGCCTGAAGCAAGAGAATCAGCAATAATAGCTTTCATTTTCAAACCAGAGCTTTGGAATTTAATGATATTTAACAATGGGTGAGCTTGTTCTAATTCTGTGAAAACTTGATTCATAATTTCAAGTGGAAGAGTAACATCAGCACCAGTTACACCAGAAGAAATAGCATTAAAGAATTTCGTTTCACTTTCAGAAAGTCCATTAGTTGGACGTGAAGCCATTAATTCGTTGATTTTATCTGATGTTGAAGCACTCATGTTTTCCATCATTTCAGCCCCAAGAGTGTTCATCATTTTGTCAAAAGCTTTAGATTGTGCTGCTTCATCTGCGCCTTCTTTTACAGCGTTTGTGTATTTTTCGACAGCCACTTTGTAATTAGGTAGTTTTGTGTAATCCATTATTTAATTCCTCCAAATTTAAATAGTTGATTTTTAAGCGGCTTGTCTGCCGAGTTATTAGCTTCAAATTCTGCTTTTACTGCAGCTATTTTTTCATCAATTAGTTTGCTGATTGAATTCATTTGATCAGCATCAAGTTCTACTGTTAGGCTTGGTGATCCTTGAGACTTATTTTCTGAATCCTTAATCAAATTTTTCAATTGATTTATTTTTTCCGGGGAGAGCATAGGTCCCACTCCTGCAACTAATGCCACAGGTTCATCATTATCAAATAGAATTTCATCAACAAGTCCTGACTCTCTTGCTTGCTTAGCGTTGTACCATGTTTCAGCATCCATAAGAGATTGAGCCTTTTCAGAAGATATGTTCATTTTTTTGGCGTAGAGGTCAGCAAGATTTCCGCTTGCTCCGAACAAGGCCTTGGCTGTAGAATTCATATCTCGATAATCACCAGCTTGAACACTTGAAACATTGTGAATCATAACTTGCCCGATGGGTGTAATTGCAATATGATTTGCGGCTAGAAGTGGAAATGTAGCAGCACTGGCACATATCCCTGTAATTTCTGCATTTACTTCTCCTGGATATTTCCCTAGTGCGGTAAAAATTTCACTTCCCGCAAATACTGAGCCACCCCCAGAATTAATTTGAATAGTAACATCTTCTCCATTTGCTTCATCTAAGAAATCTGTAACTACTTTCGGACTAATATAATCCATTTCAAGCCAGTCATAGATCCAGGCATTTGAATTATCGATGGCTGAGCCATTAAATTTAAGTGTCTTCACTATCTTTTCCTTTCTTTTCATAATTTTTAGTCATAATAAACACATCGCCATCTGGTGTTGGTGGCAATCCAGCGGCCTCACGAACTTCATTTTTCTTCACAATACCGCTGGATCCAACTTTATCAATCGCATCCGCACGGTCAAGAATATTAATCGTTTTAAAGCCAGTCATTTGTAAAGTATTACCATTCATAAAACCAGATTCTTTTATTAATAGACTGGCAAACCCTTCGGATAACTTGTTTCCAAGTGGAATTGCTGCAGATTCAATGGCCAAATCTAAATTCTCAGAATTATTAGCAGTTTCTCCGAGCACCAAAGATGGTGGAATCCCAAGCAATCCAGCTATTTCACCAATAAAAATCTTCTTTAATGTTCCAAAATCCGTGATTTGATTTTGAAGTGTTGCTGATTTACTAGAAGAAATTTCATCATAAGCAGATTGTGCTTTACCATTGTCAGGGACGAATACAATAGGGTCTGTGAGTAAACTTTGAGATAAAGTTGTCGCAAATTGTTTTTGAACTTTTTTTTGCTCATCTTCTTCAAGTTTGGTATTGACGGGAATACTTAACTTGGCTCTCAACTGACCAACTCGCAGTTGATTGGTAATTAATATTCCAAACAATTTCCCATAATCTTCCCACAGACTATCAATATATTTTTTTATTCCAATATTGTCATTATCCAAATGGAAACAGTCAACTCCTTGAGTAAATACTCTATCAAAATACTTTTGAGCATACGGACCAGAATTTGGAGCATTTACGACATTACTACTTGAGAAATTAATCGTTACACCAGAATAGGTATTTCCATCTAATGAATAGTTTGTAACAAAGCTATCAGCGACATAAAATTTATCATTATCTCTGATAACTAATAATTCGCCATTGAGTAGCTTTTTTACCATTGCTACTTTAAATTCACTGGCAGTTTGATTTGGATTAGGTTTTACATTTAAAGCATAATTAAAATCTGAATCCGTAATAGAACTTTCATTCTTAAATACAAATTTTCCTTTAGAAATTAATCGTGCCAAGTAACTTACACATGATTCTAAAGCAGCATTTTTCATTCCTAGGGTAGCTTGTGCATTAAATAAGGCTGTGTAACCAGAAATATCAGTATTTTCACTTTTGCTTTTAACCGATGCCCAAATGTCTGAAAATAGTCCCACATTTTCTCCTTTCCGTACTTTTAATTCAAGTTTAATGGAAAAGTAGAGCGAAAAAGTAGCGTTTTTATAAATAAAAAGCCGCCATTTCTGACAGCTTTATTTGAGGGTTATCGCACCACATTACTAATATTTTATTGCTCACTCCTCTACAATATGAATTATGCTAGATTTTTACTCTCAAAAAGTAGCGTTTTATCCCATAAACCAACCCAAATTATCATAAAAATCTGTAGAATCTACTTCATTTAGTAAATCGGCCTTAAACATTGCTGCTTCAAAAGCTTTAAATCCATCTGTTTTTCGTCTGACATCTTCTTTTTTGATATATTCCACATTCCCATCTTTTTTCAAATGTCGAAGTACGTTATTTGTGTACCACCGCATCATGTCATTATCACCAAAATTAATTTTTTGATTGGCGAAACTGTCCTCAATTACAGTTGATAATTGCGCATCAATGGCTCTAAAGTTACGAATGACTTCCACACGATAACCAAGCGGTTCTTCAAATTTGCCATTCCAAGAGACTTCAAACCCAGCTTCTTCAAATTTAGGTTGTAAATACTCCCTCATTTTATAGCCGTCTCCACAAATAGTTTGGAATTCATAGCCTTCTTCATCACGCATACGAACGAACCAATCTACAACGTGCTGCGCATCCATTGACGGTTCATCTAATACTGTGAGCAATCCTTCATCTTCCCATTCTCTAATCGGGGCAAATCGTCGCTTACCATTAACATTTTCATTTGGCTTTGAATAGCTATATATTCTATCAACAAATTCTTTACGAACAAATGAATGAGATTTGAAAATATAATCCCCATCAACCTTAAATAATGCACCAACTGCGATAAAGTCACGAGTAGTGGCAAAGTCAAATCCTCCAACCGCAGGTAGATTTCTTAATTCTGGAAATTCTTTTTTAGTTGCTTTTAATTCTTCATAGGTTGCCACGCTTCTTTCAATGTCAGTAACCGGCAAATTCATACGTTTGGTCATAAATTCATCACGCCCACTCGGATTTACTTCCAGTTTTTTATATTGCTTTGTAACCTTTTTTATACAATCTTTTCGCATAACTGCTCATTGGAAGAGTAAACATAGGATTAGCCATTTCCCAATTTGCTGGATCATCGACTTCTTGCTCATCGTTCAGTTTGCAAATAAAAGGAAATAATTCATCAAAATCAGCATCACCTTTGAGTACTTTATGAGCTAATTCCTTCATTTCATCAATGAATCCCTCGCGAACAAATCCATCTGTTCCGATATAGAACTCTCTTGGATTGGCAACTTTCCCCAAACCAGAAATATAAACATCTGTTACTTTATGGTCTTCATATTGGTGTATTTCATCAAATACTACTGCACCGTCACGCAAACCATCTTTTGTATTTCCATTGCTTGTCTTATAGCGAATAATAGACTGGGTTTTGCGATTTTTGATTTCTTTTTTCCCCCAAGAAAACATTCTTTGAAGTTTTTCATTCATCTCAATTGTGTCGTAGATTTCTTCAAAGCTCATTTTAGCTTGATCTTCACTATTTGCGACAAGCGAGATATGATATTTGGGAATTCCGTGCATTGGAGTTTGCAAGTAGTTAGTTACTCCAGAGATTAAACCATTCTTACCGCCACCACGCCCCATCATGATTAAAAATTGTTCAAAAACAATATCATTCCCATCACTCCAAAATAAAAAAATGAAACTAATAATAAATTTTTGAAAGTCCTCTAGTTTAAAATAAAATGTTTCGATATATCTGATACATTTATTTATTTGACTTTCATCAAAGTAAATCTTTTTTCTTTCAAGACGAGGTTCAATTTCTCTAGCGATATATTCAACAAGTTCTATACGTTCCTTGTTAAGTTTTACTTTTTGAGCATGATAAGAATTGATATAATCACTGACATATTTAATCAGCATATAAATCTTCCTCATTAAAATCATTATTTTTGCCCTTTTCGGATCGTTTTTCCTCGAAAAATTCATCCAATTTTATAAGAGCTGTATTAATTTTTACCTTCTCAGAAATGGCAGGGTTTGGTTTCAAAAATTCTTGATTACCATTAACGACTTTTATCATTGTTCCATCTTTAGAAATAGATTTATCAAGGTTTCTGGATATTCTAACCAAACTACAATATCTCTCCACCTTTTCAATTTCTGAAGCTGATTTTTCATTAATTAGCCCTAATAATTCTATTTCAAGTTTGCTTTTTGCCATGGTTACCCCCCCCTTTCAAAAAAATGGCTTTATATTTGGTTAAAAAACCCCAACCGGTCTGTGGTAAATTTGGAAATAGACCCAATTTTTTTAGACCCGGGGGTACTTTCATAAAATTTATCGGAATTTCCGAACAATAAAATTAAAATTCAAACGTTTCATCATCAAACTGTTTGTCCTTGTGTCTGTTATGTCTGATGTTGTGGCAGTCATGACACAAGGTACGAAGGTTACTAGGCTCTAGTGCAAGCTCTGGATGGTACTCAAGCTCCTTGATATGATCTATCTCTAGTGTCGCAGTCTTAGCTGTTGTTACTTTGCCTTCTGCTTTGCACCACTGACATTCATTGTTATCGCGCTTGAGTATCTGTTCTCTCATACGCCTCCATGCTCCTGAGCAATAGAACCTGTGCCTTGCCTTTGGTGTGCTCACATCTATCATGATTCAATCGTAAAACAAAAACGCTACGAAAAAGTAGCGTTCTTTATATTATTCATGAAACATCTTAAGTAAATGACCGCCGTCATATTTCTCAGCAAACTGTTGCGTTGCTTTATTATTTCTAGCAATGACTGCAGTCTTTGAGTAATACATATTCATTGTGATCTTAATGATGCCCCAGCCATCAATGTAATATCGTTTGAATATCTTGCGATCATCTTCATCTTTAATATTGTCTAATGCTTCATTGATAAGCTGAGATTGTTTGGCATTCTTCTTATTGCGAATGATAATTCTTAAGGTCATTCGAACATCATGCCATTGTGCTTTCGTCAATTCTTTTGTCATATTCTAACTCCTGTTATGTTATAATAGTATTAGAATAAATCGTTTGTAAAGCCCATTGCCGTGGGCTTTTTTTATTTAATAGTGTATAATATACATTGGTCAAATATATTACACGAACTAAGTTGATAATTAGTTGCTCCATACTACTGACCAAGTGTGGAGTTTTTTAGTACCCAAACCATATAAAGCGCAATATTCGGAGTAATAACCCTAAAAATATTAAGCAAATTGCTATAAATAGCAGCCACACAAAGGCATTACCAATAATTTCTCCTGATTTTTTAAACATTTTCTCCTCCAGTTGAGTTTAGCGAGTTCCTAGCTCAGTATATGTGATATAATATAACTGACCAAAAATATTATAATAATAATAGAACTAAGTTGTTTACTAACTCTTGCACTCGAGCCTGGTCAGTTCGGGCTTTTTTATTTTGGTATAAATTATTGTTCTGTGTGCTATAATATTTAAGACCAAAAATAAACTTCGCAACATTGTTCAGTATTTCGCTCGAGCTTGGTCAACTCGAGCTTTTTTGTTATAACTTATTTTTATTATGGTATAATGTAGTAGACCTAAATTTTAAGAATAAAATTTAAACCTAGAACATATAACTCGAGCCTGGTCAGTTCGGGCTTTTTTTGTTATAGTTAAAGATTTTTTAATAAATCAAATTTTATAGTTATCAATTAATCAGTGGTATAATGAATGTGACCATTCAATAGTAACTAATAATTTTTACAACATTCGCTCAAGCTTGGTCAGCTTGGGCTTTTTAATTTGATTAGTGCTATACTAGAGTGGACCAAAAAAATATAAATGTTAGAATTCACAATTTCGCTCGAACCTGGTCAGTTCGGGCTTTTATATTATCTTTTGTTAACAATAGTTGTTTTATAATAGTGTTATAATAAAATTGGATAAAATATAACTAGCGAATTTGAAATAACTATCCATGTCTCGACTGGCCAACCGAGACTTTTTTGTTGCCATTTGTTAACGACAAAATAATGTTAATAGTGCTATAATAATCTTGGTCAAATTAATCTAGATTTTGGATTTATTTTACATTAAATTAGAACTCGGCCAGTTCATACTTAACTCTTGCTATTTGTTGTCTAGCAGGAGTTTTTTTGTGTTCAATCCATGTGTTTATCAAGCCATTTTTCAGCTTCTGTCATTCTATTACTTTCTTTTCTAAAACTGTGTTATTTATTTTTTGTTCATCCTCGGAAATCAGCCAGTCTTTCAATTCTCTTGCTTCATCGATTGTTTCTTTGCCGAGACCTTCAAAAGCCATACATTTATTATCATTCTTTTTTTCTACAAAATATTTTATTTCACCCCCTAAAGTTTTACCTTTGACAATTCTATAAACTTCTTTATTAAAATTCTTGTAAATTTCATCAGTGTCATTGATATTTTGAATATCTTCAATTTTTTTAGCTACAAGTAAATCTAAAGCCAGCTTTATGAATGCGCCGCCTATTAAAGCTACAAGCGTAAAAAATACATAATCTAGTAAATTCATTCAATCCCTCCCCACCAGTCATTGACCAGCGATATTAGTTTGTCGGTATTTTTCCATAACTTTTGGATATTTACTAACAAATTTTAATTGTTCTTGATGTAAACGATCAGACCAATGAAAAAGTCTATCAATTTCTGCTAAAGCACTTAACTTTTGGTAAGTCTCATTAATGTAAAATTCTGCATTTCCTACTGATTTCCAATATGCTGATGTTCTCACAGATTTCCCATTTTCAGCAAGTTTATGTGCGTTAATATCCGCATTTTCTTTTTTCGTCATCAGATTATCAATTTCTTTGAATATAATCTTTAACAACTTTATTTGGTAGTCTTGCACGATTTTATCTGTTGTTGTCACTTATTTCTCCCCAGTACTTCCAAAACCGCCTGTACGCTTTCCATTTGCGTTGTCATCGTCTGTTGTGAGGTATTTGACAAATACCCCTTGCATTATTCTTTGACCTTTAGAAATGGTTAAAGGCTCTTTTGAGATGTTCATAAATAAGCCTTTAAATTCTTGCGGA